CCCCCCATGCACCTGTCACAGTGCCTGCTATCCTCCGCCCAGGCGCTACTGGCTGTCGGTAAAGTGGAACGGCCAGGACCAATGATAATGCCCTGACCTATATCACACCCCCGACCCGGACTGCGGGTTCTCACTACATAGGCGGGATTGTGAATTCCCGGGCATTGACGCGTTTCATGGTTCTATGACTGGAATCTGCCTTCGAGCCACCCAACCACGCTATCAACACCTGTTGCCTTTTATGGGGAGGAAATTTATTCCCCCCCAATGCCAAAGATGTACAAAATAGGCCCCTCTATTATTTTTGGAAGGCGAGTGCAGAGGCGATAAATCTGGGCACCAAGGTAACGTCAAAGCGCCCCTCCCTTGGTGAGCCAACCCAAATCAATCGCCAATGCATCTCGTTTCGCATTTATATACCGCCCTGCCTGGCGGTCCCCGTAGGAGTTTTATTACAGTTCAGAAAACGTTACATCCACCTCCAAGGTCAACATCAAGGCGGTGGATGCAGCGGCAGCCGTGCTGTTCAACATCACGTGCAAGAACCCAGCACAAATCTCATTCGTATCGTCAGTATAACCAGACACGGTGGGTACTGTGGAGCCATGTGCGTTACGTGGTGCAAACGCAAACTCCACATTCCCGCCGATGCCACCAACTTTGTACACACTCATGCCTGTAAAATCGGAAAACACAGCTGGGGAAGTGAACCCCTTGACTGAATACCCGATGGCATAAGTGAGTCCTGCGCTGGCAGCAACAGTGGGGGTGAGTGTGACCTTCACCCTATGTATGGTGCAGCTGCTAAAGGACTTAGAAAAGTCAATAACTTGCTGCCCAAACGTGGTTGCACTAATCAACGGTGCACCACCACCTGCAAAACCGACACCCCAACTAAGGGTTGTGACGGCTGAACCCGAGCCAGGACTGACAGCGGCATAAATGCCCTTCAAAATCCTGCGTGAGCTCGGGACAACCCCGGCCCCAACAGTTCGGGGGACGATTTGTGCCTGGCTTTGACCGCGGTTCCTGCGACGTTTGTTTCGATTGATTCGGATCCGCGTTCCTCCAGATCCTGAATTGCCTTCCGGGAGTGGGATTCGACCGCCACCTTGTCGGCTGACAACGAGATCAAAGACGCGCCTCGTGAGGCTATCGATGACGCTCGGCGAAACAATATTGGCAAGAGCCGCGACGGCAGAGCGGCTGCCGAGATTAGAGCGAGTAAGAGCTGAGTTGTTGTTAGGCATATCGTGTTGTTGTTTTCTGTCATGCGATCTATATGGGATCCCGCAGATCAACGGGACTATACATCCATGGTGCCCTGGAACAAGGGTTGCGCCGTGTAGTCTCTCGGCATTTTGGTTAGCACGGAACTATTAAGGGTTTCCCCACCGTTTTGGGCAGTTTAACACCATGAACCCCATAGTGCTTACGGCACCAGCGGCTAATAGGCATACTTGAATCCTCGGCAACAAAGGGGCGTGACGTACTCTGACGAGGCCAATTCCGGAACAAGTTGAATGTTGGGATATGTGCTGTACTGGATCTCTAACGCCACCTGGTGGTCCGGTATAATACCGAAAGCCAACCAGAATGAATAACGAGCCCTAGCCGACACTTCCCCATACACCCTACTCATACCCTTGGCACTCATCATCATGCCCGTCTCGAATGCAGACTGATTGAGAAACTTGGCTCCCGAACGCCGCCTGGGGGAGGAGGCATCCCCGGCGCTACGTTGCATGACGGAATAAAATTCCTGCCATATAGGAATTCCACCAGTGAGAGACATGCCAGCGTCACCAACTGCACCCAACCAAGACGCAAGCGTTTTGGTGGATTCAATCGGGACTAACACGCATGCATCCTTGGTGAACGCGCGGATATTGCGGACCATGGTATACTCAGTTCCGTCAAAGATAGGTTTTGCCTGACAAAACTCAATTCTCTCAAAGTCATAAACAGGCGGTTCAACGGTCATGGAAAATCCAAGCTCGAGGAACCACTGCTGCAACCCATCTGAAAATCGAGTGTAGTCCTTAGACTCCATAAACACCACACAATCGTCACCGTTGTTTGCCAACTTAACTCGAACATTTTTGTGTTCTGAGTAAGCATAGATCATGGCACACATTAACAGACAATTGCCACTACCAGTGTTCATGTCACCAGACATTCTCTTGCCCTCAACGGAATACTTGAGTTTTCCATCCTTACAGTATCCAACGCCCTTGCTTCTCAACTGCCATGACAAAAGTTTGGTCAATTCGCGTTTATGATCAGGGTTACGAAAGCATTTAATCCACTGCTTATGTTCCCACTTCAACGCGTCGACCGAAACATGTTGGTCAAACCGGGAGGCATCAAGACCAACAGCAACAGGCTTAGAAAAGTTGTTCCACTTCCGAAGCATGTTACTGGCTACCCCCCGGGCATTTAATCCCTTCATCACCGTACGATCCCCATACACCCTAGCTATGGCTTTGTACATCCGCTCCTCGGTAGGTTTGAGATACTTTCCTACCTCGATATTGTACCTAGGGTCTCGTGGCTGGATAACCCTAGGAGCCGAACCAAGTTTGCCTTTCTCTGCTTTGACAAATGCCTTAACTTTAGCATCACGTTTGGAAACCCCAATTGTCATCAATGAATCCAAAGCTGCTTGATAAACAACATGCCTGCGACCCTGGTACATATCAACAAATTCTTGCCGACTGACTGGGGTGGTCGATGGTAAGTGTTTTCCAAGCAGCCCTTCGAATGACCGAAGGCGCTTTGAAAATAGCTTAGGCACTGGAAGAGGGGCAAGAGCCCACCCGCCACCAGACTTGACGTAGTAGACTCGTTCTTTGATTCCGCGCTCTAATGTACAGATATCTGGGTTGTAAACGCACGCAGTGTTATCAGGAGCTAAATGTTCGATAACATGAATCTGCCGCGCCCTTCTGGCCTGCCCAGGGAATTTCCGCACCGCCAAACTCGGGTGGTCGGGCGCCGCGCTACGGGGGGAAAATTTCCCCCACATACGCAGCACCCTGACCTGCCCCGGTGCGATCCCCGGGCGGCCCTATTCGTCGAGAAGTATGCGACGCAGGAATGTCTTCAACTTCCTGCGCCACACCTTCCAAAGAGGAACCCGATCACCACTAGAATATTGATAATGTTGGTTTTCGACCGCCAACGACCGACCCACGTGATGGGCCAAAATCTGATTGGCAGACGGAACAAACACTAATTCGGTGGCAAGATCCAGAAATTGGGAGATGTGTGTCGGACGCATTCCGCGCTCCTTCATCACATCTCGGATATACCTACGCACACACATTCTATTTGCCTCAGTATCCTTTGGCAACCCGAACTCATTTTTGGCATCGAGCACACACGTGGAAATGAATCTATCCTTATTTCCACTATGA